CTTTTGGATTTATACTTCTTACTATGTTATGTCCAAGATACGGATGTCTCCAATTTATTCTTGCACCATTGATAAGTGCTGCGGCACCAAGAGATGAACCTGCATCGCCAGGTGATGGCATAATCCATATTTCATATTCCATTGGTATCTTACTATTTGCAACACAGTTTAAAGCACATCCACCCATAAGTATCAACTTTTTCTTTGTTGTGTATTTTAATAATTCTAAAAACTTCTTTTCATATAATGCTTGAATTGATGCAGCCAAATCATAATTATGTGCGTTAGGATAAATATCGCCTACACCTCTGTGATTATTTTGATATAGTAAGTTTTCTAAATCGTAAATAGGTTCGCCATATGCAGACATGCCCATAGTAATATATTCATCTTCATTTGGTTTCAAACCAATTCTTTTAGTTATCGCAGAATATAGTAATCCTAAAGAATATGGATACTTCCATGACTTAATTTTTTTCATGTTATCCCATATAGATATTGTATCCCACTCACCAATCGCATCTACAACTATAATATTACAATCATGGAATGGTGCAGTATAATAACCTGCGGCTGCATGTGTTTGATGATGTTTAAAATAATGATTATATTTTCTTTTTGTCGATTGCCACTTTTGTCCAGCAAACAATCTTCTTGTGTTTTTTAAGAGTGGCGACTCATAGAATGCTGTCTCTGCATTTCTAGGTATGCCGTTAGGTAGTTGATCCTTTGATATCCACTTATCATTTTTAATACGACTATATCTTTCACTGTGAGATGCATGTTCAATCTCTTGACCATTTAATATTGTCACACCTGCATCATGATATCCCTCTGATATACCTATGTTAATCATCTTTTGTCACCGTGCAAAATCTTTTACATTTATAGTATGCATCATCATAATTTTTCCATGAGTCTGGTAATGTTTTATCAAACCATTTTGATTTTAATATTTTATCTAAAGGTTTTTTAAATATATTATACTCATCTTTTTGTTCCATGTACTCTTTCATGATATGTTTATTCTTACCATCATTTTCAGTTTTGTATAATCTATCGTCATTATTGATATCATATTTGTATGCAAGATTACTTAAATAACAACATGGCCATACTTGACCATCTGGGTTTATTATAACTCTATTGTTATTCTTCCATTCACACTCAATACAATTTGTCATTTTCTTAATGTTTGTTCTTTCCCATTTTCATCAATGAAGTTAAACGTATCACCATAATCAAATCTATTTGAGTCAAAGTGTTTATAGTGAATTGCACCGTAACTTCTTGCAAGTTCTTCTATCTGTTTTAGATAAGGTCTATTATGTTCAAACACTACTGTTTGTGCCATGGGTATGGCAAGTGTTCTTGATAACATTTCCATATTGTTTAAAGTTTTTTGTAAGTTTGTTTTTCTACGATAATGACTGTGCATATCTTGATCTATACCGTCTATATCAAAATACATTTTTAATCTATCACCACAAAGTGCCCCTAACTCCCAATAAAAAGTATCTTCTCTGATTGACCCATTCGTAGTTATTTCTATGTTACAATTACTTTCATTAATAATATATTCACATATTGAATAGATATCTTTTAACATCATGGGATCACCCCAAGTGCCACAGAATTGTAACTCTCCTAATTGATTTAATGAGTCTTTCGGAAATGCTTTTTTAAAATCTTGTAGTGACCATTGTGTAAGTGGTAACCAGTCATCTGTTCCACAACCATTTGGATTTGTTCTATCACATTGAGGACAACCTGCGTTACAAAAGTTTGTTACAGATAAATCAATCTTTGTAATTTTTGAATTGTTCCACGTCAATGTCATCTGGGTCCTCATAAATAAAATCATCATACTTTTCGTCTTTCTTGAAACGACTTAAAAAAGTATTCCAATATAATAAGATGTACAATTTTATTTTTTTTATTTTTTTATGTATCATGATGCTATCCTACTAAAGTTTTGTGTTTTTTCAAACTTAATACTATTTCTAAATTTATCTACAAGTTGATCACCTTTGTGACTTATCACAAATACATTTTCATTATCAAGTGTATTTAATATTCGTAAAAACTCATCTGTTCCTTGACCATCAAGTGAACTGTCAAATATCTCATCAAGTATTAAAAGGTTTGTATTTGTAGAATTTTTCATCTTTGCAATCGCTCTCCATGTAAAAAGTAACGCAAGATCAATACGCATTTTTTCACCTTCACTAAATGACGCATAATTAAACGCATCTCTAAATCTTGATCTAATAGTTTCATTAAAGTTTTCATCTAGATTAAAGTTCACATAAAACTCCATTGACATTAAATACTTATTAATTAGTTGATTCATAATAGGCAGATATTGTTTGATGATTTTTGTTTTGATACCTGCATCATCTAACATATCTCTGGCTGCGTGTACATAAGTTCTCTCTTCTTTCTTTGTACTCCTAGTATTCTCGATACCCTTGCATTCATCTTTCATATTTGATAATTTATCAATGTCTGTTTCTGATACTGAACCTGCTTCAAATGATGCAATCTCATCTTCTAGTTTTTTATTATATTTTTCTAATTCTGTAATCGATGATGATAACTCTGCTCTTCTAACTTCATTATCACGAACTTTTGTCATTATGTCATTAATCTCGTTCAATCTATTTTCAACATCTGTCAATTCTTCTTTAAGTTTAGTTGCACCATCAACTATTTCTTTTATTTTATTTTCTTTATCTGTTAACATTAATTGTTTGTGTGAGGATTCTATGTCTTGTAAACATACTGGGCAGTTATCATTGTTCTTAAAAAACTCTGCATCTTTTGTCAACTGTTTGTGTTTTTCAATCAATGTCGCTCTTAAATTATTAAACTTTTGTAGTTTATTTTTTACGACATCTTGATCATCTACTTGTTTCATCAAGTCAATACTTTCATCACCAATGAAATCAAACTCTTCAGTTCTTTCATCTAAGACAGTTTTATTATTTTTATGTGTGACTTGTTTATCTGATATGATTTGTTCTTTGTTTGCTTTCATATCATCAATGTAATTTTGTTGCATCGCAATCTTTTCCACTGCAAGTTCAAACTGATAATCCAACTCTTTTATTTCGTCTGCAATATCTTTTATCTTTTGTTTTAATAACATTCCCATAATAGAAAATATTTTTATGTCAAGTATTTCCTCAACAACTTCTCTACGATGAGATGCTTTGAGTTGCATGAAAGGTACAAACGTAGATGATCCTAAAATAACAACTTGTGTAAATGATCTATAGTTTAATCTCAAAACATTTTGTTCTAAAAATTTTTGATAATCTCTTGAGTTTGCATCTTGATTAATTAAAACATTATCACAATATATTTCAAAAGTATTTGGTCTAATACCTCTAACAATCTTCCATTCTTTAGTTCCTATACTAAACTCAACTTCAACAACTGTTTCTCTGTCATTAATAGAATTCACTAATTGTGATTTACTAATCACTCGAAAAGGTTTTCCAAACAATGAAAAACATAACGCATCTAGTATCGTTGATTTACCTGCACCGTTTTCGCCAACTATCAGTGTTGTTGCGTTTTTATCTAAAGGTATCTCAGTAAAGTTATTACCTGTTGATAAAAAGTTTTTCCAACGAACATACTTAAAATTAATCATATCTCTAAATCTTGAGCCTCGTTATACAAACCTCTCATGATTCTTTTAATTCTATCTTTATCTAATTCTATTTCAAGTTCATCAACATATTTGTTTATCAATGTTGTTGTGTCCTCTGCGTATTGAACTATATCATCTGATACTGAGTCAGCAGATAAATCAGAAAAGTCTTCAATCACTTTGACATCATGACAGTTTGCTTTCATTAGTCTTTCCATAAATCTATCAAACTGGTAGAGGTCTTTTTTATTTACAACTACTACCTTTACAAATTTATTTGTGTATTGTGTAACATCATGATTTTCATATGCTGTCTGCGTGTCATCATAATATATTTTTTCATGCATTCTAAAAGGATTTAAAATTCTTGTTAGTTCTAAAGTTTCTGTATCAAATATATGAAATCCTTTTGGATCATTATAATCATTCCAATATATTTCATAAGGCGCTCCAAGATAATATATTTGACCATCATCTGACTTATGATGATAGTGACCTGAGAATACTGATTGAAACTTTGAGAATAAAGTTTTATCAACACCATGATCACTTACAATACCCTTATTCATTTGAAAACCTTTTATCTCTAAATGACCCATTGCGATAGAGGCATTTGTAGAATCTATCATACCTTCAGTGTATATTTGATTCTGTGGTGTAATCCAAGGTAGGAATAAAATATCTAATCCACCAATGTTAACATCAGTTGGATCTTCATATATTTTAATTTTATCTGACCTACCGTCAATTAGTTCTCTCAAAGAATTGACATCATTTGTATTTTTAAAAAAGATATCGTGATTACCAACAAGACAATGAAAGTCTAACTTTAAATGATTTATAGGTAACATGAATCTTTCTCTAAATTCTTTTGCAGTTTTGATAGATACATATTTTCTTCTATCCATTAAGTCACCTAAATGAATTACAGTTTTAATATTGTGTTGTTGTAAATAAGGAAAGAATACTCCCTCGTAGAATTGTAACATATATTCTAGAAAAAAAGAATTATCGTTTCTTGCACCAAAGTGCGAATCACATAATATAGCAACTTTCATTAATCTTCCATAAACTCCTCAAGACCTGATTGTCCTTGTTTTTTTTCTTTCTCTTTTGTTTTGTAAACTGGTTCATCAGGTAATATCATTGTAGGATCAAAACCATGAATACTATAGTTCGTAGAATCCATAGGTAAAGTATCATGTGTACGATACTCTTCTTTTTCTATTATCTTGTGTTTTATATGTGTTTGTTTTTTTTCTTTTTGTATTCTTCTTACGAATGCAAAATATATTATTTGTGTGAAGTAGGCAAATGGATTTTTAGATTTATTAGGATCAAAATTATAAACATACTGTAAACAATTTTCTATTCCGTCTGAAATCATTTCATCTCGATAAGTATAATTTATGAAGTTTGGTCTGAATGATAAACCATTAGCGATCTTTAGAAAACATTCACCAACATAGTGTGGAACTGGTGGCATGTTATCACCAACTGCTTCTGCATCCTTACACATCTTCTTAAACTTTTTCATCTCTTCTAAAAGTTTTTTATTATCTACATAATGTTGAGGATTTTTCTTACTTTTTGCCATGTAATAATCTATCACTTTATGGGATAAAAGTCAACGAAAAAAAAGATGTTTAATGTAGAATTTTTTTCTTAACAGACTTTGAAGGTTCTAAAGCCTCTAAGACTTTTTTGACTTCATCTTCATCAAACTCTTCATTATAATCTTTTGCTTCCCAATCATGAATTTTTAGTTCTTGTTTTTCACCTTGTTCAAGTTGTCTGTGATAAAAAGTTTTTAAACCTTCAGATGCAGACATGATTGTTGTTATAGAGTCTTTTCTTACTCTACATATTTTTTGCTCTGTGTATGGATACATCCACCTTGATAGTGTTAGAGATTCAACGATGCCTCGTTTTGTTGCTCGAGGAACGGTATACATTTTCATTGGGTTTTCTATTGATAAGTAATCACCTACGTCTTTAATAACATTACAAATTATCTCATCGCCTGAATTGAATTTAATTATTTGTTGTGTCATATGTTTACCGTGTTTATTTTGTATGAGAAACTTTCCTCATTGTATATATTTATTCTTTCTTCAAAGTGTGATAGTGTATAATTCTTCTTTGCTTTGTGTGTTAAATCATCGCATATATCATAAATCAAAACGGAATTTTTAGTATTGGACTTACGCAACCCACGACCAATGGATTGAAGCACTCTAATTCTGCTTTTACTTGGACTTGCGAACACGATGTTATGAAGATTAGGAATATTAACACCAGTAGAGAATGTGCCATACGAAGCGATGATAATAGAATTGTTTGACTTATTAACCAACTCTCTAATTTGTTCTCTATCCTCAGCACTTGTGCCTCCATGTACATAGTAAGTATTGTCATCTTTCATCATGTTATACAATACATCACCATGTTTTTCCACTAACTGAAATAGACACAAAGTGTTTCCTTTCAATTTTTTACATAAGTTGGTGATAAATTTATTTCTTTTTTCGTGACTCACAAGAAAATTTATTTCTTCAGAATATTTATAATCTTTTATTTGTTTTGATTCGTCTTCACTATACTTTAATATAACACAGTTTGCGTTTAGTTGTGCAAGTGTTTTTTTATCTATCAATTCTTTTGTCGTAACAACTTTTTCCACTTTGCCAAACAAACCCTCAAGAACTAAACGATGAGTTTGAGTTCCGTCAAGTGTGCCTGTAAATCCAAAACGATAAGGACATACATCAAGTTTTTCCATTATGTTTGTCAGTGATTTTGCTTTGAAAGTATGTGCCTCATCTCCGAACACACATTGATATTGTTCAAAGTATTTTTTAGGAAGTTTGTAAAGTGATTGCCATGTTGATATAACTACAGGTTTATCTGTTTGTTTATCATGACCTGAATAAACTTTATGAATATTTTTATCGTTCCAACCATATGATATAAAATCACTTGTCATTTGTTCTACAAGTGATGTTGTTGGAACTAACACTAATATTTTTTTGTTCATCATTCTATAATAACGAACTAAACAATAAATGATAAATGATTTACCTGATGCAGTCGGTGATAAAAATAATCTTCTTGAGTTTTCAATCGCAGTGCATATCGCATCAAACTGATAGTCTCTTGCCTCAAAAGGTATCTTCAAAGACTTAACAAAACCATTTACATCATTTACATTTATAGTCTTTTCATCTTTTACATTATCGTGTAAAACATATTCTAATTGATTGTTTTTGAAAAAATCCTCAAGATATGAAAGTAATCCTACATAAATTTTATTTGTTTTTTGTGAGAATAATCTAATCTTACCATCCCACATTCTATTACGATATGCAGGCATGAATCTTGCACCAGGCACTTCAAACTCAAAGAATGAACTTAACTCTCTTGAGACATGTGGTTCACACTCTACCTGAAGGTAGACATCATTTAGTTTATGTACGAAGATCATATTTTTTTTAGTGCGATGAGATTGTTTTGTATTTTATGAACTAAGGCATATTCAAAATCATATATCCATGAATCAACAAATTGATTTACTTCTTTTAAATCATAATCATGATACAAAATTAATCCGTCATCACTTACGTTTGACCAAAATGACATTGTATCTTTTCTTACTGCATCAAAATGATGATCACCATCAATCAATAATAATCCAAACTCTTTTCGCAATACTGTTTGATGTGAATTTGCTTGAATAAAATTTAATCTCTCTTGATAGTCTTGTGGAATATAATCGTAATATTTTTCAAGTTTGTTTTTCATATCAATTGACCAAACTTGTCTATCTGTATCTTTTGTGGCATCTAAAAATGCAAAAGTAGAACCACCCATACCTATCTCAAGTATGTCACCTTCAGTTTGTTCAACCATTTCATAGAGGAAGTCAACTTCCTCATTTCTCATTTGTTGAACTTTACTAAACCATTCCGGCTTCGAATTTTTTCCATTCGATTGCATTCTTAATATCCCACCCTCTTGATTGAATAGATTTTAAAACATAGTCAATATATTTTGTTGTTGTTTCTAAATAAATTATTTTATTTTCTGAATCTATAATATCTTTATCTGATTCTATGTAGATATGTAAATCATTTTTTAATACTTTGAGATCAAATGGTTTTGTAACATATACTTTTGCGTCTGCCTTTCCACCATAGTATTCCCATTTTTCTTTATACAAAACTTTATATTCACCCTTTGCCTTTGCAAGTAAAAAATCAAAGTTAGTTTTGTAATCTATAAATTTTGCGTATAGTTCTTGGTTTCTTAGTGACTCCGTATCTAAATGATCTTTATCTACAGGTAATTCTTTTGCTACTATTTTTTTAAGTTCATCTAAGGTCATAACGATATCCTAACATAATATTATGTAAAAGTCAATTACAATGTGATTATTTCATAATATTTATATGTAAATTCTGAAGTTGCTTTTATGTAAGTAACATCAGTTTCTTCTTGTGTAAATTCTAAAGCTGATAAAGTTGTAGGATATAAATCTTCAAATCTTACTTCAACTAAAGGATTATTTTTGTTTGATAGTATTGTTAATGTTGCATCTGAAAACATTGGATTAGCAGGTGTTTGCAATTGTACTTTACCAACATCATTTGTCGTGTCTTTTCTTGTAGTATTCGATGTGTTTGATGTTGTACTTCTATGTGTTGCAAATTGTTGTCTTGACTTAGGAAATCCAATCGCTAATAACCAGTTATGTAATTCAATATAGTTTTCTAGATTCTCTGATACTTGGAAACCTATTGATAGATTATCAAAAGTAAGTTCGTCTCCTTGTACAGGTATTGGTTTGAAAGGTGTTGGAAACACAGTTTCACCTAGACTAATACCAGGTAGATTGCAGTTGGTAACAAAAAACTCTACTTTTGGAAGTTGAGTTATTGTAAACTTAAACTGTGTAGGACTGACATAGTCCATTGTTGTTGGTTGTCTTTGAACTGTGGCCATAATATTATTTAGTAGAAATAAAAAAGGGGGCCGAAGCCCCCTCTTAATTTTTATATAGTAAGATTACATTAAGTTTGCAACTTTAACTCTTCTGTAGTATTTGTTAGAGTTAGCATCGATAGAGATCGCACCATCTGTAGATGCAGCAACCTTACCTGTGTGGAATGGGTTTGCAGCGATACCATATCTTGTCTTAAAGCCAATCTTTGGTTGGAATGTGTTCTCACCAACTGCTCTCACCATTTGTAGTGGAACATATGGGCAATAGAACATACCAGCATCATAAGGTGATGTACCTTTGTAACCAACGATGTAGTATTGTGATGCAGATACGTTTGCAGCATATGGATCTACATATACTCTGTATCTACCGTTTAATACACCAGCGAAAGTTGTTGATGTATCATCTACGTTTAAGTTAGTTGATAATGCAGGTGTGTAATCTAGAACACCAGCCATTTGTAAAGCAGAAGCAACGTCAGCAGATGTAATGATGATATTACCTTTACCTCTTCGTGTTTCTTGTCCGATTGCGTTTGCATCTCTTTCAAGACCGAAAAGAAGTCCTTTGAACTTTTCAACTGACCAACGACCGTTTGAGTCTGTGTCTAAGTCAAAGATACCTGCGTTTGTTGTGTTTACTTGAGCACCTTTTACAGCTGAGAAGTAGATATTTCTAATCACTTCTCTGTTGATCTCTGTTAAGATTTCTGCTGATAAGATGTTTGCAAGTTCTGTCTCTGCATCTAAACCATGGATTGCTTTTAAGTCTTGTGCAAGTTCCATTGTGTATTCTGCTTTTAGAGCTCTTGAAACAGCAGTCACAGTGTGCTTCTCGATTGAGAAAGCCATTTCTGCGAAAGCATCATCGGTTGTATCACCTAATGCTTCAGCCTGTGCAGTTGTCATACCAGTAGCAGATGTGTAAGTTCCAGCAGGTGAATCGTTTAGAACAGCAGGGTTAGTACCTGACTGATCACCAGCACCTGTGTCGCCTGCAGCGTCTTGGTTTGATAGAAATGGAATTTCCTCGTCAAACAACGCTTGTACGCCTGCTTGTGATTTTGCTCTTGCTCTCATTGCAAAGATAAGACCTGTTGGGCCAGTCATTGGCTGAACACCACAGACATCATACGCAATAAGATTTGGCATTGATTGTCTTACTAATGAAATTAGGATTGGGTCCCAATTGTCAATTGAAGAACCAGTTGCGTTTGTTGGTGCAGCTTCACCTAAGAACGCTCTGTCTTCTCTTAACGCTTTTTCTTGGTTTTCCAAGATGACAGTAGTAACAGCTCGTCTGTAGGCATCATCAATTTTTGGTAAATCGGGATGCTCAAGGACTGGCTGCCACTTCTCTTGTAAGTTTTGTGTTTGAAACATTCGTCTCTCCTCTTTATATCTTACTATTTATTATTTCGCACTCTTGACTGTTCTGCCAATTGCAGACATATAGGCTGCAATTGAACCGTCTTCATTCAAGTCCTCTACAGCGGTGCCAGTTTCTACTTCATCATGTGTTTCCGTTTGAACCTTCTGTTTTGGGAAGTAGGATTCTTTAAGTGTGTTTAACTTCTCAGTATATACACCCTCTTCAGTATATTCTACATCTTGAGCAAGAGACTCAAATTTTTCAATTTCTGTGTCGGTTAAATCAGATGTTACATCTTTTATAACCTTTTCTTTGATTAGTGATCCGTTAGATTTTTTCGCTTCAACAACTTCTTGAATTGTTTTTTCTAACTTCTCTTCTAATTTAGAAATTTTATCAGCTTGTGCCTCAAGTACATCGTACTTTTCATCAGGCACATCGATGTAATGATCTTCAAACAATGTTTTTAGACCTGAGATGAAATCTTCAGCGATTTCGCCTTTGAGACCACGCTCAAGAGCAAGTTCGTTTTCTTTCATCCACTCTTCAACGACATAGTTTAAATAGTTGTCAACTTTGTCTGTTAAAGTTTCGTGTACATCAGCAACTTCAGTTCTTAATTCTGACTGATATTCTTCCTCTAATCTTTTGATTTCTTCTCTGATCTTGGATTTTACAGCAGTTTCAAAAATTGTTGCAGCTTTAACTTTAAATTCTTCGGAAAGATTGCTATCAGATGATAGTAATGCGTCAACGTGTTCTTTGACGTTTACAGATGCTAGTCTTTCTTCAGTCTTTGCATCTTTCTCGTCATCGTTTGGATGACCCATTTCTGAATGATAGGCAGCGTGAAGTTTTTCCATTTTGCCTTTTGACATTTTATCCATGCCATTCATCATTTCTTTATACATTTCATCTTTAGTCATGTTCATAGCGTTCTTCATGTAAGTTGCATATAACTCAACCATGTCGTCTTTTTTCATTGACTTCATAGCCTTCATCATATCTTCTTTCATTTTGCCATGATCCATTTCTTTGTGCATACCTTCCATGCCACTATCAGCCTCGTCTTCTTTATCGTGAGCGCCAGCTTTTAGTTTTTCCTTATCCTCATCGTCTTCGTGAGCACCTTCTTTATGGACTTTTTCCATTTTATGCATACCTTCTTTGTTTAAGTCATGCATACCTTCTTCTTTGTGCTTCTTTTCTTTGAGTTTTGGGGCAGGTTCGGGTTTTACTTCGCCTTTTTGTGCAGGGTCATTCGTAATCTCTTTACCGGATTTCCCAGCAGCAACAGAAGCGGCACCTACCTCGGCAGGTTTAGCACCTTTTTCTACGTTTGTTGCACCATCTTTTGGAGCTGCTACCATAGGTTCGGCAGGAGCAGCATTCTTTTTAGGAGCATCATGTGCGGCTTCCTCTAGTTCAGCCAAAACTTCCGCTTCTAATTCCTCAATGGTTTTGTCTAGTTCGTTAGCCATGGGGATGTTCTCCTTTTTTTATATTTATACATAATTATTTATAAATTAAAGCATTTTAAGAAACTTCGCAAACTCTAATGCTTGTTCCTTATTTTGTCTTGCTCTAACTCTTTTTTCAATTCTTTCTTTCATTTCGTAAACTTGTGCTTCTACAAGTGAACCGTGATCCCAAACCCACTCTTTACCTTCCATGATACCCTCTACGAAGGCGGAAGGTGCTGAAGGATCTGCCACGATATCACCTGCGGTTGCAAGTTTAAAATCATTTTTCACATAGTTTACACCACCTCTTTGGTCTAAACTCCCCATACCTCTTGATGAAACTCCTAATGTCGCACCTTCATCCATGAGTGATTTTACAATCTCACCCATAGGTGTTGACATTATCTTCGCTTCTCCTATAAAATTATCACCCTCTGGTTTTAGACTTGTGATCATATGTGATACTCTGTCTAAATTTACGGTTGGACCATCTGGGTGTCCAAGTTCACCAAACGCTCTGTTTTTTTGTATGAACTTAGAATCATAGTTCTTTACTTCTTTCATAAGAACATCTCTCGGATATACTCTTCCGTTTCTATTCTTTATGTTAGATTGCATAAAGATACCTTTTATTTTGTAATCTTTTTTTCCGTTATCTTTTTCTTCAATAATATAGTTTGATGCACTAAAATCATTCGCCTCTGTTATAAGTTTTACTGTATTCATTAGCTTAAGTTATCAAACCCCGAAGTCTTTCTAAATTTTAATATAATGAATCCTACTGATGCAGATCCATTTGTTAATAGTATGTCACCAGACACGCCAGAACCAGCATTATTAGGGATTGCTGGAAATCCAACTGCTGATGCATTATAATGACCACTACCATTTAGTGATAACGCAACAACGTCAGATGTTGCATCAAATAAAATATCAGTTTGTGATCCTACTGACCAACTACATGCTACTAATGATAGTCTAGGATCGGTAGATGCACCTGTTAAGGCAGAAGCATCTAGGATACTCGCAGCTGAATTTGTTGATGTTGTTGTGACTTTGATTACTGTTTCAAAGTCTGAATCTCTTAGTGTTTGTACTACTACTGCCATGTTTTCCTTACTTTAATATATCCATTGCTTCATTCTCAAAATAATCATATAACTTTTTTTCAGGTACACGATACCTTTTTGAGACATCAGATATAGTTTTCTCAAAATTATTTAGGAAATTTGAGCCCTTAGTATCAAGCTTTTTAAACAATTCGTCCACTGCTTTCTTCATTTTTGGCGCAAGTTTCCGATAAGATTTTGATTTTTTGTGTTCATCTTTCTCGAAAATTGATGAATATAATTCGTTAAATTTATGCATCTTCCTTTTCTTCAGGTTGAGTTTCACTTTGTGTTTCATCAGGTAAGTGATTCTTAACAAAACTTTGTGCTACTTCAACTTTTTTTGTCTCTATTGCATCTGCAACTTTGTTCTTCATTGTATCTTTGAACGCATCCTCAGCATCTAATGCTTTACTTTTTGCAAGTGCGTCAACTATATCTTTACTGCTCATTATCATCTCCTTCTGGTTCTTGAGGTTCTGGTTGTGTCTTTAATGGTTCATTTGTTATACCATCGTTATCACCGATATTGACTCCACCTTCATCTGGTGGATTGCCTGCCTCAATGTTTATTTGTTTTCTCATTTCCTCAATCTCGTAGTCTGTCATTTTAAGAATATTTTTTTGTACCCACAGTTTTGAGAAAAATGTTCCAACATAACCTTCGACTTGACCAAGTTGATCTAGTTGTTCTCTTAAAATCTCTGCATCTTTCAACTCAGCAAAATGTCCGTCTTTCATAAAGTCATATTGAATATGTTCTTTGATGTCATTCCATTCTTCAATGTTAATAACATTTTTTAAAACTAATTGTGTTTTTAAAATGTCATTGAATAATGGTGTAAACTTTTTTCTAATTCTTTGAACAAACTTTGAAAATTTAAGTTCGTCTCTAGTGATCTCAGTGGTTCTACCTAAAGAAAAGTTTTGCTCTGCTTCTAATCTTGAGATTGGAACATTAAGTGAACGATAAAGTTTTCTTTGGAAATAAATTATATCCTCAATCTCACCTAAGTTAGATCCACCCGGTAATGTAGATATTTCTGTTCCTCTACCACCTTCTCTTCTTGGTAACCAAAAATCTTCAAGCATTGACATGTGATTTCTGTCATCTCTAATCTCACCAGTCTTTGCATCGTAAACAAGTTTGTTACGATATCTTTGCATCACATCTTTTAGATATTGTTCTGCTTTTACTTTTGGTAAATTACCTACGTCTATGTAAAATATTCTTCTCTCTGGTGCTCTTGATATTCTGTAAATAACAAGTGAGTCTTCAATCATTCTTAATTGATTTACAGGTTTGATTGCTTTGTGAAGATATGATAAAACTATATTTTTATTTGCATCAGTCAAACCAGATACACAATATGTGATTGCATCAGGTGATATTCTAACACCTTGTGTTGAATTCATGTTATGTCCTTTTTCATTATAGACATAATAGTCAACTGCTTTTTTAATTAGTTCTGGCCCTGTTGCCTTTGGTTGTTTTGTAACTTCTTTTACTTTTTTAATTTTTCTAGGATCAATGTATCTTACTTCTTGTATACCTACTCTCGGATTTTTATTATCAATAATTTTATGATAATAGATTCTGCCATCAATATACCACCTTCTAAAAATGTCATGACCTTTTGTATCAAAATCTAAAAGTTGTAATGTTTCATCAAAACACTCTCTGATTTTATCTTTAACATTTTTTCTGTATGGAAGTTGATCAAGTATGATGCTGACTGATTGATCTCTTTCGTTAGAGACTATTGCCTCGTTTACGATATCCTCAATCGCACTGTCACACTCTGGTTGTTGTGATATGTCTCGATAACGCTTGATAAGATCATACTCACTTCTGTCTCTTCCGTCTTGATCTAAGACAGTAGCGTAGTGGCCCCCACCTGCGACTTCGACTGTTCCGTCATCAGATGAGGCCTGAGTAAATTTTTCTTTACTATCGCTATCCTTGATTCTCTCGAATTTAAATCCGAATAATTCTGCCATAATAAGCTCCTACTGTTATTTATAGTAGGTAAATTAGAAGTTCACACCACTTGTTTCAAAGTGTTGATATCTCCAAGTCACCTCAAATTCTTCCAATGCATTCACTGTATCGTATGATAAATCAATCTGTGCGATAGATTGTGGAAAACATGCTCTTAAAATATAAGTTTTAAGAACTGCATCATCTCTGTCTAATTGATCGACAAATAAATCTGCTTGATAATCAGTGGCAGAAGTAACACCTGTGTTCTCTGCTAAATCATTGATTCCGTTCATCCACCTTTCAATCGCATTTCTTACATTGAAAGTAGTATCGTTGATGAAAGTAGTAGTCCATGTTTCGAACTCTCTGTCACCTGCGATATATACATTTCTTCCTCTGAAAGGCACAGGTATCTCACCAAGTGTTTGACCTGGTAAGTTTGATGCCTTACATAAGAATGAAGCATTTCTAACATCTAAACCAATTGCGATACCTGTTGGAGGTGTAATAGTTACTCTGAACTGATTAGCACGAGCACCACCACCTGCAAGATTAGCTTTAAAATCGTCTATGTTTGCCATTATACTGCTCCTGCTACTTCAGTGAACGCTACACCTGTTCGTGTCGCAACGAAGTTTAGTTGGATAAAGTTGATTGATCTATTTGGTTTTACAAAGATGTCTGCGACAAATTCGTTTCTATCAATAACTTCACCAGTGTTATTTGTACCATCTGCTATAACTCTAAAGTCTGTGATACCTCTTCTACCTTGTACGTCTCTTAGGAAAGGTTCAATCAAACTTCTAAATTGAGCTCTTGTAAATTCATCGTTGAACTCAAAGAGTTGGAATTTAGCAGCTGTTGAGATTGCTTTTTCTAAAAGAATAAACAATCTTCTTACATTAATTCTATCAAATGCTGAAGGATTTGTCAATGCTGTTTTATCACCAAATAGAACAACACCTTGACCTGGTTGATTGATCACTGGGTTGACTCTTCCTCTGTACAACTCATCTCTTTGTGTTTGATTTGGGTTGTAAGCAAGTTTGATTGCATTTCTAATTCTACCTCTGTTATATCCAGCAGGTGAGAAGAATGAATCTGCTACTGCATCAGTTCTAGCACATGTTCCAGCAACGTCACCGTTTAAAGGTACAAATCTAAATGTATCGTTGTATTTGTCGTACATGTATTTGTATCCACTGTCAAGAACTAAGAATGATGAACTTGGAACAGTCGCAGCATCTTCAGATACATTTTTAGTTTGTGTTGCTGAGTCTGTGACTCCTACAACAGCACCTCTACGAGGTGATACAAAACCTAAACAATCTTTTCTTGCTGTTACGATGTCATTAATCATTGTTGCATGTGTATCATATGCAGATTGTGTATCTGCAACTATTGATGACTCACCACCAAGAATTAAGTTTACATCTTCAGTTGCATCATCTTCAAACTTTTCATATGCAGTTTTTGTTTCGCCAGCAGTTACAGCG